ATTGATAATATCTGTTAAACTAATTTCATTAGATATATTTTCTTTTTCATCAAAAACAACTTTAAAAGAATCTGATGTTTGCTTTTTAAGTGAGAGAGCGATACTAACTTTATCTGAAATATTAAATTCATCAACAACACTAGGATCTACATTTAAAATATTCTCTTTAAGGATATTATAAAATACAGTAGAAAATTCAATATTGTAAATGCTATTATCAATTGCTGCGCCAAGAAGATCTTTTTGTTGTTTAGCATTTATTTCTTTAAATGAATAATATGTAAGTTTTGAAGGTACCCACGCATCAATCTTAAAGGTTTGTGATGCCTCATTTAAAGCATTTAAAGCTGCATCAAAGTTTAATATATTATCTTCTTCCATGCACTTATTTACTATAATACCTCCCCAAATTCAAGAGCTAGATCCTTAACATTTTGACTCATTTCACTTTTTATAGCATCACTCATTGGGTCTTGTTCACCATCTTTCTTCTTATTTTGTTCCTCAATTATGGATGAATATATACTTCTTTCAGAGGGTGATATTGATAAAACATAAGAAGGTGGAAGATTATAAGATGACATGAAAAGTATCTCTTTATACAAAGATCTTATATCATAAGAAAAAAACATTTTTATATGTTCTATAAAATTAAGATTATAAAAATTAAACTTTTGATCTTTAAATACATCTATATTAAAAAGATCATATTCAAAAAGTTGTTTTAATGCATTAAGCGTTTTTTCTTGTATAACCTTAACAATACGCATTGGTAATTTTTCAAAAAGTTTTAATTTTTGATCGGTTGTTAAATTATCAAATTCTATTTTTAATTTATCATATTCAACATATTCTATAAATTCTTGTATAGAGCCATTTAATATATCTAATTCATTTTTATTTTCTAATATAAAAGAATTAAAAAGAGATAAAGAATTCATCTTAGGCCAACTTAATTTTATTATAAATTTATCATCTAACAATGTATTATTTTCAACGGTATCAAAGAAATTAGCACCATTAAAAAGATTTAACATATAAGATTTTAAATCTATAAGAACTTTTGTTTTTCTTTCTTGGTCTTTTAAAAGAAATTCAATACTACTGCCAACACTTATTATCCTTAATTTTACCAAGAATAAAACATATTCAACAATGTTTATATTATTAAAAACGTTAAAATCTTCAACACATTTTGAGACAACATCTAATATAACTTTATTATATTCGTAAAAAAACTGAGGTTCTGGTGGAAAATTTAAATTAGCCTTTGCTAAAATTATCTGTTCTTCTGTGGTAATTTCCCTAAACTTTACCTTGGTTTTAGTGTGAGGTAAATCTACACTATAATCATAATACTTCATGCAATAGCTTATCCTAGATTTATTAATTTACTAGTCTCAGCATCAAGAATAGAATAATTGTCGTAAACAAAATTAACTTTTGTATAACGCAAACCTTCTTCTTGATATGAATAACTTTCACCTTCCATACCAATAGGAGCAACATTATAAAATCTGTGTATTTTTCTAACACCCATAGGTTTATATGTTCCTGTTTTTGCTAACATCACAACATCCACAAAATTGCTTTTTACGTATTTTGGTGACTTTGGCGACCTAGCTATAAGTCCATTATAACCCACTGAAATAATCCAAGGTTTTATAACTAAATCTAAAAAAGAAGCATTTGTTTCAAGCATTGTTAACCCTAAATTAGGATATTTCTCTCTATGGGATGCTGTAGCTGGTGCTTGATAACCAGCATATTCTAAACCTTCATGTCCAGCATTAACATTTTCTGATGGTAAATTAACCTCTCTACAGAAAACACAACCCATATAATTGTTTACTGATGTCTGCAAACTACCATCTAATAAATATCTAGTAACGGATGGGTTTAATGACCACTCACCAGAAATTTCTCTATCACCTAAAGAATTTTCTAAATTACCTAGCAATGAATTTACAGATGTAAAATCAAAGTAAACAAACCATTGGCTTGCAAGCGCAATACCAGTAGGCCAAGAACCAAGTAAATCTAGATAACGAGAATAAGGACTGTTTACATAAGGCATGAAAATACTTATGTTTTAGTTCTTATTATCTTGATAGTCTCCAGAATTGGTAGGCGAGGGTAACTGTTTGTGTTAAGATCTCGCCAGCACTTGTAAGATTTGCTTCAAGTTCTCCGATAGCTTGTGGGTAAACACCAAATAATGTATATGTTCTAAGTGGGTTACCTTGCTTGTCTATAAGAACCAATACAACTTGATTTGAAGCATCTTTACTTGGAATGTTATATGCACCCGTACTACTTGAATCGTCGAATACAGATGCTACCCAATCTTCAAGTTTTCTACGAATTGAAAGATTTTGTGGTACTCTGAATTTAACTTGCCAAGCAGCACTGTTTGGATAGTTAGTTGTTCCGGGTACATTGAATTTTAATCCCATGAATGGAACTTCAACGTTTGTAATTGCCTTTCCGGGCAAAACTGTTGATTCAATATATAAGAGTTCTTGTGTTGTAAACCTCACACCACCCAGAGAAACAACTCTGAAGAGGTTTTGACGACCGAAATCATTAGAGATTGCTGCGTCGTAGAAGTTTTCTATTCCTTGTGTGTCAAATAATCCAGCCATATTAATATTTATCCTTTAGGTTAACCAATTAATTCCGAAAAATTAACACCAGTTCTTGTCGCAATGAAGTCTGCTAAGATAAACTCAGCGGCTCTTACGGGTTGGATGTAAATTGAAATTTTTAATTCGTTATTATCAATTACATCTGGTGTATTGTTTGTTTCGTCGCAGATTAAAAGATAATCATAAAGACCATCATTTAACTTAGCTTGATCGAAGATAGGAACTAAAGCTCCTTTCAAACGATTTCTCGTTGCGAATGTATTTGGTTCAAACACAAAGTACTTCAAGAGTGCTTGTGCTTCTTTTTCTAATGTGAGGAAAAGTCTTCTTACGTTTACTCTGTCAAAAGCGGATGGTTGTTTGAATAATGTTTTTTGTCCATATATTACGAAACCATCATTTGAGAAGAATGCAATAGGATTGATATTAATCTTATAAAGTAAGTCTCTTTGCTTTTGGTTTGGATTTACAGCAATAGATGTTACGTTATTTAAAATACCTCTTGTAAAACCAGCAGGGGCAATCCAAGGATAAGATTGTTGTGAGGTTCTAGCAAAAGCTGCTGCGGCATAACCTGATGATGGAACCCAAACATCTTTATCTGTGTAAGCATCATAGGTCTTGAGCCAGTTACCATAAGTTACGACATAACTACTATTAAATGTTGAAAAGAGATTTTTCAAAGGCCAATAGATATCATTTGAGAAGATGAAATCTTTTCTTGAGGATGTTCTGGCATTATCACCTTGTACAAAAATGTGTCTGATTGGATCAGCGATGAATACGTGATCTTTTCTTGTACTACTAGCAAATGTTACAAATTTATTAATAAGATTTTCATAGCTACCATATACTAAAGGATCGGAAGGTGTATAACCTTGACCATTATTATTAGTATTGACTTTAAGATCTGATAAATCAAGAGGATAAGATTCATCGAAAATTTTAGCTTCGGCTGTATCGCCACCGGTAGTATCTGACCATTTATATTTTGCACCTGCCCAAATAGTACCTAAACCTGCTTCTGCTATAATATCAATGTTGATTGAATCATTATCTTGTAAAAGATTTAAAACTCTATCTACCTTAGTAGGAAGCTCACCAATATCTTTAGCCATTTGATCTGTATCTGATTTATAAACACCAGATGCATAAGCATTCATCGCTGAAGGATCAACTAAAACTTCTTTTAATGGTCCAACTTTTGTATAGTCATCACCATACCAATTTCCAAGTTTTGAAATATTAGGATTTGTTAAAGTTGCAATTTTATTAGAATTTTTTGCAATAACAGTATCAACGAATAATGATAATGGTTTTCCACCATTTGGATTATTTTGTGTTCTGTTAGCATACAATGAACCAACGTGTCCTTCAACAATTTGGTAATCAAGTTTTAACGTATCTTGTGAATATTGAGAAGCTTTTAATTTAAAAAGAACTACTGCAATACAATCTTTAAATTTACTACCAGTGAATTCATATCCAAGGGGATATGTTTCAACAGCTTTTGATAAGCTATTACCACCATAAATATCATTTGGAGCTTCTGTTAAATTGAAATTAAATCTTTCATTTAAAGCCGATGTTGGGATTGTTAAAGTGCCTTGTATTGATGAATCAGCAGGTGTCGTATCAACAGTTATAATGTTTTGAACTACATCAAAACCTGTTGATGGATTATATTGTTTATAATCAAAAACAACAGCATAATATCCTTCATATACATTATTGATAACAGCTTTTGTTTTATTTATAACAATAAAAGCAGCATTACCAATATTGTCAATATTTGTTACTGCACCACCGGGTGAAGTTGCCCATGCTATTTCGTTATTTAAAATTTTTTGATAATCATCATCTGATAAAATTAAGCTTACTGGTTCATTTAATGTGAAATTTGTAGAATTTTCAAATTTATTTGAGTTGGTGTTTGCAGTATAGCAAAGAGCACTATATGTGTTTGAATAACCCGTACCAGCGTCTTTACCATATGGTAATCTAGAAACCAGAACATTTGCAGGTGAATCAATCAATAATTCTTTTGCTGTATAATATAAATATCTTTCTGCTGAGTTTTTAGGTGTTCCGAAAATATCTTCAAATTCTGAAACATTACTAATGTTAATAAATTCGTCTGTTGGTCCTTGATCAGCGAAACCCATTACCAGAACGTCTGTTCCGCCAATTGGTCTTGCTAATAAACTTTGATCAACTTCATTTATTTGAACTCCGGGTGATGCTATTGTTAATGTTGACATATGCTATAATACTATTTATCTTTAATAATACCCGTTTTTATAATTTGTTTTGTTTATCTCCAAGAATAAGTAAATATATGATGAATAATTTTGATTTATACGTAGCTTCTTTATTAGAAGAATCAAAATGCACCGGTCCAACTCAAAAGACACATTCCACAAGGAAAGGTAAAAAGTGGATGAAATGTGTTAAAAACCCTAAAGGTAAAGGATATAAGAGAATACATTGGGGTCAAGCTGGTGTAAGAGTTACTGGTAAATCTGGTAACACTAAACGTAAAAAATCATTTAGAGCTAGACACAAATGCTCATCTGCAAAACCCGGAACTGCACAATATCAAGCTTGCAAAGATTGGTAAAATTTTATGAATAACAAATTCGATAATGTAATATCTTCATATATTAAAGAAGATGCAAACCAAGAAATGATCGCTCAAACAATAGCACAAGCTATTAATCCAGCAGATCCTACTATAAAAGATTTTCATGCAATTCCAAATGACATGAAGCCAAAGATTCTCGCAGCATTAGCCAGTGCAAACTTTCCTGTTGCTAAAGAAGACGAGAATCAAGAAAAGAAACCAGAAACAACACCCACAGCAGCACCACAGCCACAAACAGCACAACCAGCTACACAACAAGCTGCCGCTAGTCAGGCTTCACCGGCAATAAGCGATACGTATAAAACCGGAACGCCTGTGGGTTAAAATTTATGAGTAAAAAAACTCGCCCGAAAAGGCAAACCGACAGGAAACAATCCGGTAGGGTTGTTCATGAACAAACAAACATTGAAAACGGAAAAAAGGAAGATAATTCCCCATATGTTTTTCAAAGAGATAAAATATCTTTTGATTTATCAATTAAACAATTACCTTGGACTGAAAAACAAAAAGAAATCATTGCAAGGTTTTTAGATAAAGGTACAAAAGTCCTTTTATTAAAAGGTCCAGCAGGTACAAGTAAAACAACACTTGCTATGTATTGTGGATTAACTCTTCTCAATATGAGAAGAATTTCTGATATGGTTTTAGTAAGATCTGCTGTTGAATCATCAGATTCAAAGTTAGGTTTCTTACCGGGAACACTCGATGAAAAAATTGCAGTTTATCTCACACCATTCCACGATAAGTTTGAAGAACTCCTTTGCAAAGCCCAATTAGACAGACTCCAAAAGGATAATCGTTTAACAATTTGTCCAATCAATTTTGCAAGAGGTCTTCATTTTTCTGCAAAGTTTGTTTGTGCCGATGAAGTTCAAAATTTTTCACGTAGAGAAATCCACACACTCATGAGTCGTATTGGTGAATTCTCAAAGGTATTCCTTTGTGGTGATCCAGAACAAAGTGATCTTCCTGCTGGCAAATCAGGATTCAATAAAGTTTTTGATTTGTTTAATAATGAAGAATCAAGAGAACAGGGAATTTTCTGTATGGAACTCGGAGAAGAAGATATTGTTCGTTCTGAACTTTGTAAGTTTATTACTCACAAATTTAAAGAATTACAACTTGCAGTTCAAGCTGAAGAAGCCAATAAGCAACAACATCATAAAGAGAACTCTCATAAAGATGCTTGGAAACCATCTGAAGGAAAGTAAGTATATTTTATGAATAACAATTCACAATACCAAGCAGTTGAAAATCGTCCAATCGGATGCACATTTTGTGGTGCAACCGTTCAAGGTAAAATTAATCAACACACAAACCCAAAGACAAAAGAAGTCGTTAAAGAG